CTGAGGCTGCATATTACAAACACTTCACAGACAAGTACAAAGGGGTTTCCGAATGGCATAGTAGGCTGGCTAAAGAAGTTATAACTACTGGTAAAATTAAAATACCTTCTGGTAGGGAATACGCTTTTCCTGATGTAGTACGCAAATCAAGTGGTAGGGTAACACACTTTACACAGATAAAGAATTACCCTGTTCAGGGATTTGCTACTGCTGACATTGTACCTGTGGCATTATTACACATAGACAATAAACTTAATGGTATGCAGTCTTGTGTTGTTAATACTGTTCACGATAGCATAGTAATTGATGTACATCCTGAAGAAGAACAAAGAGTTATAGACATTATTAAAGAGACAAATAATGAACTAATAGACTTGATTAATATGAAGTGGGGTGTTATATTTAATGTACCTTTGTTATTAGAATCAAAAATAGGAGAAAATTGGCTTGACACGAAGGACGTATCCTGATATAACTATGAAACTTAACAATTATGGAGAAGAATGAATGACACAATTGACGACAATAGATGTTAACAATTTTGCTGCTATGGCTAAAGCTATGGGCATTTCTGCTGAGACTACATTAAGTGGTAGCACTAGCACTCTTGCTCGTATGCGCATAAGTCATGTTCCCATTATGGGTCAGACTGAAGTTAATGGCAAGAATGTTAACATGGAAGTAGTTGCAGGTGGTTCGTATCGTCTGGACATTCCAGATGGGCCTAGTTACTTTGCTACTTCTGTTAAAATTCGTCCATACATGCAGCGTTTCATGTTGAAGCGTTTCATTAAGGGCAATGATAAAACACCTAACAGGTTTGTAAAAACACTCATGAATGACGATTTGAATGTTGACCTGAAGGATAATGATGGTGGATTTAACTGTGGTAAACCTGCTGGTTATATTAAAGATTTCAAAGCGTTACCAGAGAAAATGCAATCTCTGATTAAAGAAATCAAACGTGTACGTGCAGTGTTTGGTATAGTAGAACTTATCAATCCTCTGAATGAAAAGGGTGAAGATGTAGAACTTGATGCTACACCATTTATATGGGAGATTGACAACCGTGATGCTTTCAAAAGCATGGGTGATGTCTTTACTAAACTCGTAAAGATGAAACGTCTTCCAGTGCAACACAATGTGACTGCTACTACGCAGGAACGTAAACTGCCGAATGGAAGTGTGTTCTATCTTCCTTCATTCTCACTTGACATCACAAACAGTCTAACTGTTTCGGATGTTGAACAGAATATGTTCACTAACTTCATTGAGTGGATTGATAACCACAATAACTACGTCACAAATGCTTGGGCTGAAAAGGCAAATTCCAAGATGGAAGATGAGGATGTAGATATGGTGGATAACCTCGTTGATATTGAAATTGATGAAGAAGAGGTAGCCTAATGAACCATCCTGCTGAACTGGCGTTGCATCAGTATCTTGAAGATGCAGTTGCTGGTAACACGACTATATCTGCTGATACTATTGAGCAAGTAGCATCCGACATAAAGGACGCCCTTCAACGTCAGTTTGGTAGTGATGGTCGTAAAGGTGACTTCAAACTTCGTATGTCAAACATTGGTAGACCTAGCTGTCAACTTTGGTATGAGAAGAACAAACCTGATGTTGCTGTATCATTACCAACAACATTTATAATGAACATGATGATTGGAGACATCGTTGAGGCTGTCTTCAAAGGACTATTAAAAGAAGCAGGAGTAAGGTATGAAGATAGTGAAAAAGTTACTTTGGATTTGTCTGATACTAGCATTTCCGGCACATATGATATTGTCATTAATGATGCAGTTGATGATATTAAGTCAGCTTCCGACTGGTCATACAGAAACAAGTTTGAATCCTACGACACTCTGGCAAGTAATGATGGATTCGGATATGTTGCACAGCTTGCAGGGTATGCAAAAGCATCAGGCAAACAAGCAGGTGGCTGGTGGGTTGTAAACAAAGCCAATGGTGACTTTAAATATGTGCCAGCAAAATGGTTAGACGTAGATAAAGAAATTCAAAAGGTTGAAGATACAGTTAAAAAACTTGACAACAATACTTTTGAAAAATGCTTTGAGCCTGAACCAGAAAAGTTTAGGGGAAAAGAAACTGGTAATCTTATTCTAAATAAGAACTGTTCATTTTGTTCTTACAGATACGATTGCTGGCCTGACATAAAAGAATTACCAGCAGTTAAATCTACAGCTAAAGAACCTAAGATTGTTTCTTACGTTAAATTATCAAAGGAGTATGAAAATGAATGATGATTTACAAACCTTATTAGATGAAATAAAAGACACTGAACAGCGTCTATTGGAATTAAAAAAGGAATATCGTGAAAGGCGAACTGCAGGACTTAGAGCAGCTATTGAAGCACGTAACGAAGCAGATGCCATGATACGTGAAGAGATGAAAGCATTAGGATACTCATCACCTTCAATTCTTTGGAGAAACTTAAAGTAGTAGTATGCCGCCTAACTTCAAACAGTTTAGAGCAGCACGTAAGTATGGGTATCGGTCAGGCTTAGAGGTTAAATTATCTGACTATCTTAAAGAACTAAACATTGACTTCGGTTATGAATGTATTAAGATAGAATGGGAAGACCTAGCCTACCGTACCTATACACCAGACTTTGTGCTTCCAAACGGAATTATCATTGAGACAAAAGGAATGTTCACTGCCGCAGACAGGCGAAAACATATAGCCATCAAACGGCAACATCCTAATCTTGATATACGATTTGTCTTTGAAAACAGCAGACGTAAGCTACGTAAGGGTGCTAAGTCTACATATGGTGAATGGTGTGATAAGCACGGCTTTAGATGTTATGACCGCATCATTCCAGAAGATTGGCTAAAAGAAAAAGGCAAGAACAAACACCCAAAGTTTATATCTTTTGGTGGTACTAAGATAAAAAGGAAAAAGTAAACATGAGCAAAACTAAAAATGAATTTTCCATATTACCAGAAGATTTTGTTGTAAGAGTTCGTCCTCATCTAACAGATGAGGGCATTTGGAGTGGCGAGATTGATGTGGCTATTATAACTCAACCTGAAAATGATTTACAGGATGATGATTACTTTCAGATGATGCATTTCTGTAAAATGTTAGCATCTACTATTCCAGTTATGGAAGTCAATGAAGATTTACGTGAATTAGTGCATAATTATGTGGTAGAAGTTGTTGACAAGCATGAAGAGTCTGTATTAGAAAATAAGTTACAAGTTGTTGATGAAAGAGATAACATTATAAAAATTGACTTTGCAAGTAGAACAAAAGGAAATGCTTAATGACATCATATACGAACATAATGAAAGACCTTGAAAAAGAAAAGCAAGCTAATGCTCAAAGCGATATGGTCAATAAGCCACCACATTATAATGCTTCAGGTATTGAGTGTATTGATGCTATTGCTGCAGCTACAGGTGAAGGGTTTGAATTTTACTTGCAAGGAAACATCATGAAGTATTTATGGCGTTATCGCTATAAAAATGGAACCGAAGATTTACAGAAAGCACGTTGGTATCTTGACAGACTTATTACGGAAGTAGAGGGATACTACGATGATAAGAGTTAAGATGTTTATCACAATGGATGTAGACCCAGAAGATTATCCTGTGCCAGCTGATGAGAATGTTGCAGAGGAAATAGAGGAAGGCATAAAAGAATACTTCTATGACGTAGAAGGTGTGCATATTAGAAACATACGAACAATACAGGAGTAGACCCCATGAGTATTAGTAATTATTTACCTACAGATTATCAGAATTTTATTGCTCTATCTCGCTATGCTAGATGGAAAGAAGACGAGCAACGCAGGGAGACATGGAATGAAACAGTGGCAAGATACTTTGATTATATTACTAGGCATCTGGTCAACAAGCATGATTACAAGTTATCTGATGAATTAAGAAATCAATTAGAAGAAGCAGTTTTAAATCAGGAAATCATGCCAAGTATGAGGGCATTGATGACTGCTGGCCCTGCACTAGACAGATGCCATGTAGGTGGTTATAACTGCTCATATGTTCCTGTAGATAGTCCTCGTGCATTTGATGAGACTATGTATATCCTTATGTGTGGCACAGGTGTTGGCTTTTCAGTAGAACGTCATCACATTGAGAAGTTGCCTACTGTCAATGAAGATATGCATGAGACACAGACAGTAATCAAAGTAGGTGACAGCAGACCCGGTTGGGCTAAGTCATTACGTGAGTTGATTGCTATGCTGTATGCAGGACAGATACCCACATGGGATGTATCAGAAGTTCGTCCTGCAGGTGCAAGACTAAAGACATTTGGCGGTAGAGCATCTGGCCCTGCTCCATTAGAAGAGTTGTTTGAGTTTATCATTAACATCTTTAAGGGTGCAAAAGGCCGCAAATTGTATCCTATTGAGTGCCACGATATAATGTGCAAGATTGGTGAGGTTGTTGTCGTTGGTGGGGTCAGACGAAGCGCACTCATCAGCCTGTCTAACTTAAACGATGACCAAATGCGTCATGCAAAGGCAGGTCAATGGTGGGAGAATGAAGGGCAACGTGCGCTTGCAAACAACAGCGTTGCTTACAAAGAAAAGCCACAGATGGGAACATTCATGCGTGAATGGTTGTCACTATATGAAAGTAAATCAGGTGAGCGTGGTATCTTCAATCGTCAGTCTGCACTAAAACAAGCTGCAAAAAATGGTAGAAGAAAACTTCACGATGGAAAAACAAAAGTTGCAGACGATGATGATGGATATAAGATTCATCCAATGAGAGAGAAATCAGCATACTTTGATTTCGGATGCAACCCTTGTAGTGAAATTATATTACGTCCATACCAGTTCTGTAACTTATCTGAAGTAGTTGCACGTTCTACGGACAGCGTACAAGACTTGGCAAAGAAGGTTAGATTTGCTACTATTCTTGGTACATTCCAATCCACACTGACTGACTTCAAATATCTGCGTAAGATATGGAAAGATAACACAGAAGAAGAACGCTTGCTTGGTGTATCACTGACAGGCATTATGGATAACCAAGTGCTATCAGGCAGGAGTCCTAAGTGGGGTAAGAACATTGCTGATGTGCTTGAGGAACTGAAAGCAGTAGCTGTTAACACAAACGCATCTATAGCACATGAGATTGGCATTCCTATCTCTACTGCAATCACTTGTGTTAAGCCGTCAGGTACAGTGTCACAGCTTGTGAATAGTGCATCAGGTATTCATGCTCGTCACAATCCATATTACATTAGAACTGTTCGTGGTGATAACAAAGACCCATTGACACAGTTTATGATTAACGCTGGTATTCCAGCAGAGCCTGATGTCATGAAGCCTGACTCAACTACAGTGTTTAGTTTCCCTATGGAATCACCTGCTATGGCAGTGACACGCACAGATATGTCAGCTATTGAACAGCTTGAGTTGTGGCTTATGTATCAGCGTCATTGGTGTGAACACAAACCATCTGTAACAATCTCTGTAAAAGAAAATGAGTGGATGGCTGTAGGTTCATGGGTGTATGAACACTTTGATGAAGTGTCAGGCATCAGCTTCCTGCCGTTTAGTGAACATACATATAAGCAAGCACCTTATCAGGATATTGATGAGCATGATTACAAAGAAGCTATGCGTAAGATGCCTAAGTCAATTGACTGGACTAAGCTGCAGGACTTTGAAAAGGAAGACACTACATCAGGTGGTCGTGAGTTAGCTTGCACTGCAGGTGTATGTGAAGTAGTTGACTTGACTGCAGCGTAATGTAAAGTATAATATACATTATACGGCCTAATGTAAAACATACTTTACATTAAAACTGATAAAGGAACCGAAATGGACAGAAAGATTATACTATATTTTGATTCTGTTGATAGTCTGGAAGGTTGGACTGAAGAGTTTGATACTGTGGAAGAAGCAATCTCACATTTTTACCATAAGATGGGTAAAACATACGTAATTGGTTCATGCTACGCAGTCAATGTTTTCGGGGATATGACGTGTTCAGTTGAAGGTACAACTTGGAAAGAGATGGGACTAGAATAAGTATGAAACGGATGCCATTAAAAACAGGTGATGAATACGATGCCCTTACAAGGTTTAAGAAGTTCCTGAAATGGCGTTCTGGTCAGCGTAAAAAAATCAAACGATTATACAATAAGAAACAACGTAAATGGTTGGACAAGGAGATGACAAATGAAGCAGATAATGTGTGACCCACCAAGTGGTTGGAAATATGGCTTTCCAAAGGAAAAACCTGATGATGTTACGAATGTAATGGCTTGGCTTGTTCAAGAGGGCTATCCGCAAGAAGAAATTGACAAACTTGGTGAGCATTTTTGGTTGCGATATTGGGAAACGGAGTAACAATGTATCACAAATGATACATTAAAGCCATTAACGTATTATATATAATACATCCCGATGGGGTTGATTTGTTTAATTTATATAGTAAATTCGGAATAATAATCCCGAAAGGGTTGGTTTGATAATGGAATAATCGTCCACATACATGGGCGATAGGGTGTGGGAAATAGGGGTTACTCGTCCTACATCTGAAGCGGAAATAACCGCTTTGTATTGAGTAATCCTATCCCTATATTGGATGTCGGTATAGGGCGATATATCAAATGCCATCCTCCGGAGGTTGGTATAGGGCATCCCAAATTATGCTGGTACTTTCTGTAGACCCTTTAAATCAAGAGGCCACTTGTGGTAGGGATAGGCCGGGAAAGCTAAGAGAATGGATGTGTGACTGCCAGCACCTTTATATGTTAAAAAAGTAAGGAAAAGTTAACATAAGGAGAATGATACACGACAGACGAACAACAGCATGATGACGATGACTTAGGATATAACGACATTCGTATCACAGGTTATGAGGAACACGAAGATGGCTCTGCCGTTATGCAGCTTGAGTGTTCCTTCTATGTGAAGAACGCTTTGATTGAGGAGGGGATACTGTCCTTGATTAAGAAGCGTCTAAGTGAGTTAGAACATACTGAGCATTTGAGGAGATGTTAGTCAGTTATAGGTTTGTCGCTTAATAGACACGTGCCAGTCAACGGTTAGCTGGCATCCTAAAACACGTGTAAGAAAGGAAAGAAAATGAAGGCACTAGTGACTGCAGGGATTATCCTTGCATCTACCTCTGCTATTGCAGCAGAACTTGACTGGTCGGCATCTCTTGGTGCGGAAAGGTCTACTGAGACTGAAGTAAACAGTCTCTACGGTAGCGTTGGACTTAACAACATTACTATAGGCACAACATTTGTTGACACTGCTGCTGACCAAGCATCATTCAACGTGTCTAAGTATGAGGTTGACATCGTGCAGCCTATCGGTGACTATGTGTCACTCTACATGAAGAATGACTTTGATGATGACATGAAGCATTCTGACACTGTAGTTGGTACAAAGATAACATTCTAATGTTAGAAGAGGGTGGCTTCACATTATTGTGGTGGCAATGGTGGTTACTAGCAATGGTAACCATCAACACCTTCATCAACATGATTGTGTTTTTCAAGCACAGATTTAAAGGAAAGGTAAAATGAACATTGAGGATGAAGCGCAACAATGGTTAAAGGAAAAGTATAAAGACATGGAAATGAATGAATACCAACGTAAATCAGTTAAGTTTGCTATCTACCCAGCTACTCACAGAATACTTTATCCTGCACTTGGCTTGGCAGGTGAGGCAGGTGAAGTCGCCAACAAGGTAAAGAAGTTTATCCGTGATGGTGCAGATAGAGAAACATTTGAAGTAAAAAAGATTGAAATAGCATCGGAGATTGGTGATGTATTATGGTATTGTGCAGCACTGGCCCACGATATTGGTTTTAGTCTATCTGATATTGCTGCACAAAACTACCGTAAACTCTCAGATAGAAGTGAAAGAGGTAAACTTGGGGGTGACGGAGATAATAGGTAACACATAAAAAGAGGGGGCAATTAAGCCCCCTTTGTTTTAGTCTAAAATACTGAATAAATCACCTTCGTATTTACCCAATTTTCTTCTTTGTTTTATTCCTTCTATTATTTTTTCAAGCATAATATAATCATAACCCTTTTTAGTATCTTCTGGTTTACCATAAGTATTATGATAAATTGCTAAAGCCAATTCTCTTTCTGCCTTTTCTGCAGACATAAATTTCTGTCTTTCCATAGGATTATAACCAAATCTTTCTTCTGCATAATCCTTTGCATATAATCTTACAGCATCTTTTACATCGTCTTTGTAATTTCCTATTATGTCTCTAATAGCAATTGTTTTTTCAACATCCGATAGCTTTTTATATTTTTCTGTTTTCATAAAAGGAACAACAAAATTAGAAATAAATTCACCATAAGTTGCATTTAATAGCAGGTCAGCTTCAGGAACATTTGTTCGTGATTCAATTACACGCTTACTGATTTTTAATCTTGCAATCTCTTTCTCAAAAAAGTTTTTACGTTCATTCAACAGCACACCATATGTTTGTCTAGTTAAAGGTGTAACTCTTCTAAGAGGTTCTTCTCTAGTTGCAGATTCATATACTTGTGCTTTATCAAAACCCCATGCTTTTGAAAGTGCATCTTCAATAGCATAATTTCCCGGCACACGAGCAAGTGATTTATTTACAATAAGACCAAGTAAATCAGCAGTGCGAGTGTCTTTAACTAATCGTGCATCATCTGGTGCAAGGAAAGTATTATATAAATCTTGACCAACAGTAAGTGGTATTGAATACGTACTAATTATGTTTGTAACTACTTCTGCAACTATTCTACCAGCCGCTTCAAAATTTTCTGCTTCTGCAATATCCTTATACGCTTTATCTAAAGCATATACCCCAAAACCAGCACGAAACTGTGTTCCTGAAAGTGCTTGAAATGCTTCCGTTACAAAACTTCTGTCATCAGTAGTCTTTTCACTTTTTTGAAGACGAGTTATCCAATCTGCAAAGAAAAGATAAGGTGCTGCCGGAAAGAATGGGCGTAAATCAAAAGTTTTACCGCCTACAGTTTTTCCTTCCCACCAATTTTCGCCAGCATATTCACTTTGTCTAAATGCCATAGCACCAAATAATGCGGCACTTCCAACCAAACCTTTTGCTATATCGTCATAGTTTTCAGAACCACCTGCAATTGTTTTTAATACACGAGGATTAACAAGATATAATGGTGAATATTCATAGGTGAATCTAAGAGCATTTGCTATAAATCTAGGAAATGGAACAAGAGATGTTGTAAGAAAAGGAGCAGAGTGCATAAGATTTACAAATGCTTTTCCAACCTGACTTGATGGGTCACGCTGAAAAGTAAAATACATAGCTTCTTTTGCTATGTCTTCTAGTGCTTGTTTACCATCAAAAATTACAGTTTTATCAACTTTTAATTCCTTACCAAATAAGTCATTGAACTTACCTTCACGAATAAGTTTTTCTAAATTAAACTGGGATATGTCAATAGTTGGGTCAATCTCTTTAGCACGAATAGCAGCCTCATTTAATTTTCTTTTCATGCCACTTATTAGTGCAACATTTTTAAAGTAGTTGTCAGAAGCTGTATTTAGTGCATTTATTTTTCTCATAAATGACACCATTTTATCTGTTGCAGCACCAGTAACTTCACCAGATGCATCGGAAATATCCGTAATTTGTTTAAATACCTTTTGAGCAAGAGTAGGAAATGATTGCCTATACAATTCAGCAACAGCACGAGATTCTATTGGATTTATCGTTCCATATAATGTAGCAAAAACATCTGCATTTGGTGTACTTGTAAACAAACCAACTTTTCCTTTGGCGGCTTTACCAAAAGTTAGAGTAGCTAATGATGTAGCAATAGCTTGGTCAAATGCTCTTGTAAGAGTATCAAAACCGACACGAGTATAACCAGATACTGTGTTTCTAAAAGTTGTAGCTGGCTGGGAAGTCATCAATGCCCGTCTTAAATCATCCAACCTTCTAAATGATACACCTGTTTTTGTTTCTTCTATCTTGGCAACTGCACTTCGCATATCACCACGCTTTATATTTTCACCAGCTTTTTTAAGTGTTTTGACCGCTTCTTCACTAAAACCAAACACATCTGCTGCAGATACATCAGTTAGCTGACGAATTAACTTTTCTGTTTGTCCTCTTTTACCAAGACCCTTACCCATTGCTGAACTTTCAGCAACATACATATCATTAACAACCATGCGAAGTATATCATCGCTATTTAGATTGTATTTTTCATAAAGACCTCTTAATAGGTTTTTTGTAGAATCGTCTTCTTTTTCTAATGCTTCAGATACAATACGAGAAACAAAATCTGATGTTCGTTCTTTTGGTTGACGCTTAGTTCCAGTTTCTACTAATAACTCAACAGCTAAAGCATCAAGACGTTCCATTCTTGATGGGTCAAGTTTTGCTACAAGATGGTCTGCTAGATTAGACTCTTCTGTTGCTTTCAGTAATTCTTTTTCACCTGCTGCTACATTTTCCTTATTAAGAGGATTACGTGCCTCTTTAACTGCTTTAGCAACTTTACTATTCTTTTTTAATACTTCTTTAGCAGTTTTAGTTGCTTCTTCATTTCTTTTTGCAACAGCTTTTTCAGCATCAGATAAAAGTGTTTTACTTTTTTTAGATACTAATTCACTAAATGCTTTTTTAGGTAAACCAACAGCAAGAGCAGCAGGGGCAAGACCACTTATTGCAGAAACTGCTGTAAGTTCACCCATACTGAAATCTTCACGAACACCAATTTCTTGTTCAGTTTTTTGTTCAGCTATATTTTGAAGCATACCCATAGTCGCTTCGGTAGCAATTGTTGTTTTAACTGGATTAGCAGCAATTGTTTTCAAAGGACTTTTAAGAGACTGCATAATAATACGCTTGACACCTTCTTTAGCAACTTGAGCAGTAGCAGCAGCACCAGCTTTAGTTGCAGCTGTACCAACACCTGCTGTAAAAATACCGGGAAGAATACTCACGTAAGTAGAAGGAGCAGTCGCTATTCCTTCAAGATAATCTGTAAAAGCATTAGGTGCGCCTTTTGCATCAAATGCACCGGGAAGAGATTCAAATGCAGTGAAAAGATTTCTATAATCTTCAAATCTTTGTTTAGCTTTTTTATCTTTTTCTGCATCTGCTGCTGCTGCTGAAGTATAATTATAGTCCATACCAGCAGTAAATTCATTCACATTAAATGACCTGAAGTGTTCTATAACTTCATCAATTGCATCATCTTCAGATATTTCATCATAGCCCAAACGGTCACGAGCAAATCTTACTGCTTGTGAACGTATAACTGGACTATTTTTAAATTGTTCATATGAGGATACATTTGAAGAATAAGAAGAGGCTATCTCATCTTTGTCCTCAAAAGCAAAAGATAATACATCATCTTCTTCGTCTTTTTCTTCAAAGGCAAAAGAGTATGCATCCTTATCTATCTTTTGCTCTTTTTTATCCTCAAATGCAAAAGAGTATAAATCAGACATTATTGTTGTGAACCTTTAGACATAAGACCCAATTTTCTTTGTATTTCTTTTGCAGCCTCTTCACGTTTCTTTTGCTTTGTTGGAATATCACTTTCTATATCTCTTAACACACCATCAACAATTTTACTAATTTCAACAACTCCACCAAGCTGATTCTTTATCGTATTATCATTAGAAAGTGAGGAAATTATCTCATTTCTATTTCTACCTGCATTTATTTGATATGCTATCCTTTGCTCAATACTTCCTTCAGGATACTCAGATATACTTTTTTGTTGTATCTGTGTTCTTTCTTGTGCTATATTTTGTTTCATAGATGGTTTAGCAGGTATGCCTTCTGCTGTAACATTTTTAATACCACTAATAAATGCTTCAGATTTACCTGCTTGTTTTGCTACTTCAATAAGTCTATCTGTACTCAACCTTCTACCTGCATTTTCCGCAGCAACAAGAGCATTTTCATAATATGTTTTACCAGCATTAAAATCATCGGGTAATTGTTGAAGATTTGTAATCACAGCAGTATTAACTTTTGTTTTGTCTTCTGCTTCTACAGCCTCATCAACTACAGAAATACCAGATTTATGAGCAGTATAAGCTGCAATAAAATTAACATCTTTCTTCAAATCTTTCTGCTTTGCAAAATTTTCATATGCATTATTCAACGCAGCATTAAATGCTTTATTGTATGCTTCTTTTGCATCTGCTTTGGATAAAGACATTTCATCTACAACAAGTTCACCTGTTGTTTTACTAACTTCAAATGAGATACCTTTTGAAAGAAGATTTGCATCATTTGCCAATGCTCTAACAGCCATGTTTCTAGCACGTTTATCAACAGCATCCATGCCTTCTATTGTGACACGTTGAGTAGCATCACCTATACTTTGTTTAAGTTGAGCATTAAATGTGCCAAGATTAACAAGTTTTTCTCTAGCCTTTTCATCGCCTCTTGCTGCTCTAATACTTAACTCCGATGTGAGTGATTCAAGAGACATTGCACCAGCGTCAACAAGTTGTTCACTTATCTTAGCTGCTGCATCATAGTTTCCTTTTTCAAGTTCTTGTTCTTTTCTTAATTTAAGAACTTCAATAGAACTACCAGTTTTAATTGCGTTTAGTTCTCTTAATTTTCCACCTAACACCATAAGTTTCTGTTCTGCTGCGGCTTTAGCACCTGCATCTGTAGCGGTATTATATTCATTTGTTGCAATTTCCATTTGTTTATCTATACCGAGATTTGCAGCAAGACTAGAAGCACGTTCACTATAGAATGTTCTACGCTTATCTTCTAACTTACCTTTTGCAAGTTTATCTGTTATATATGTAAACTCTTCTTCGGCTGTCATGCCATCAAGTTTGAAGGCTTCTTTTTTAAATTCAACAGATGGTATAGTAACATCTTTTATATCTCTAATTCCTAAATCCATTAAACGCATCTGTTCTTTCGTTCTTTCTTGAACAAGAAGTTCAGCATCAATATCTGGCCCCAGATACTTCAACAGTCCTTTTGGTTGGATAGCATCTGCAGCTGTTTTAGTACTTTCAGGAAAAGGTATTGATGTTTTATTAACAAATGAATAAGCAATATCTAAATCACTTGCAGTAGGAGACATTTTGGAAACATCACCAAAATATTGATTATAATCTAGGTCTGTTCTTTCAGACATTTGGTCTATAAGTGCATTAAAAGCATCCAAGTCACCTTGTTGTTTCAACAATGATGCAGCACGTATTGATGCTTCTTTACTGTCCACACCACCTAACTGTGCTTTTGCTTTTCTAAGAGCCTTGACTACTTTCTCAGCTTCACCTCTAAGTTTATCTTGTTCTTGAACAATTCTTTTAAGACGAATATCAGATGCAGTTTTTATGCTATCTTCAATGCGTTCCATTTCATCTTGAAGAGATGCAGTTGCACTTTCAGCAAGTCCTTTAACAAGACCCTCACCAAACGAACCTAAACCAAAAAGACCCATCTTATATTCTCCTAGTCATTAAGCCTTTAGGCTCTACAGACATATCTTCATCTTCTTGTTGCTCTTCAATGTTTTCTGGCAATGACTCATTTTTACTTTCTTCTTTTTCAAGCATAGTCATTGCTTTATCTATAAGTGTGCTTCTAATTTTTTTAGGTTTATCTGTTCCCATATTATATTCAATATTAGCAGCATCAGCAAGATATGAAATCATTTCCATTAATACTGGCATAATTAAAATACCAACATCAATAGTATGTTTTCCTTCCATGACACCAGAAAGTTGAATAGTGTTTGCTAAAGCAGTTACTGGAACTCCCATTTCCAAAACATCAAATAACTGTTCTGATACTTCATCAGCAGTCAATCTTGGAATATAGTATTCTAATGCTTCTTCTACAGTTGTGTATTGAGGTGGGCTTTGCCAAGGTCTACCACCTAATTCTGCAGTTAAAGCCATACCCGGAATAGGCCCGTCTAACATAGGGGCATCTGTATTAACCATTGGAAGTCAACTCCTTCTTTAGCCCCCGTATATATTTCATATACCTCATTACACGACTAATTTCAGTAGTATTAGCAGTATTATCACTTTGTTTATTAAATGAACGTGTTAATAAACCTTTGTTAACTATATCATTCTTTTTTCCTTTTGAGTTTTTTTCTTCCTCAAAATCAATTTGATTTGATATTGTTTGGTAAACAAGTGGTGCAGGATTAACTAATGGCATAGCTTTTTCTCTTCTTTAATTTGTTATTAACAACAATGTCCATCATAAATTTAGTTGCTTTTTTAAGAAGCGGTTTAGTTTGAATAAACTTAGCATACTTTTCACCATGTTTTTGATATAAATTTTTAAACCACAGTGGAGATTCGTTATGTAACCATTCTCTAAATACTAACCATTTAGCATCTTTAGCACCATATACTTCTAAAGCAACCCAACAAGTTCCAAACTTTAACCAAGCTGTTCCAAGTGTACCAATTAGACTACCTATTGCTGAACCAGCCGAAGACGAGCGTTGAGCAGCAGCAGCACTAGATTGAGCATCTGCACTTAATTGTGCAACAGCAAGAGCATTAAGTCTATCTAATTCACTTTCGGCAGACTTCCATGCCCATTCCATAGAATCAGCATAATACATCCACAAATTATCATACGCACTCTTACTAACATCCAAAATAGCATTAGCATTAAGTTCATTAGCACGATTAACCGCAGCAGTATCAATGGTAGCAATCTGTCTGCGCCACTGTGCATTAGACTGTGCAATTACAAGTTGGTTCTGTGCATTGAACTGGTCACGTTGATTGTTTAATTCAGCATTAAATCTTTCAAGTGTATTTATCTGACCAGCATTAAACTGCGATTGTGCATTTTGTTGTGATGCATTAAACTGTGCAGTCTGTGTCTGCAGATTAGCAAAGAACTGGTCAACTTGATTTTGTGAACTTGCATTAAACTGACGAGCAGCATTCTCTGCAGCTTGGTCAGTAAATAGAGATTGCACTCTTTGCTGCGCTCTAAACAATTCTGTTTGCTGTTGATTAGACAGATTAGCCATGTCAACTTGCAGGAAGTTCTGTGCATTCTGCACTGCAGCTTGCTGGCGATTATTTAGATTAGCAGTGTCCAATTGAGATAGTGCAGCAGCCTCTGCCATAACCATTGCTTGGTTATTAGACAGGTTTTGCAGATTCATTGTATTAGCAATACGGCTATTTTCTAAGGCAACCTGCTGTTCAGCAGTAAAGTTCATGTTAGCTACGTCACTAATTTTAGCAGCGTTTTGCACCCTTGCTTGAAACTCTTGGTCAAACTCTTGCCCTAGAAACTTAGCACGTTGCTCTGCAGCCAGCATTGCAGCTTGCTGACGATTGGATAAGTTCTGCTGCTCAAATTGAGCAATAATACTTGCATCAGCTTGTGCAATAGGTAATGCACTTTCCATAGCTGCTTGCACAATAGCTTGA